AAGGGTCAGATTCTTGAAGGAATCACCAACTCTATATTTAAAAAAGAAGATGTAGAAGAAATTGCACAACAGAGAATGCAAATATGCAATGAGTGTGAACTTCTAGATGTGCAAGGTGATGGATGTATGGTGCCAGGAACTGCACCCTGTTGTAATGAAAATAAAGGTGGTTGTGGATGTAGCTTGTCACTAAAGACAAGAGCCCTTAGTTCTGATTGTCCTCTTGGTAAATGGGAAGCAATTCTTACAGAAGAAGAGGAAGACAAACTAAATGAAAAATTAGGACTATGAGTATATTAAAATTCTACCCTGACAAACATAAGTATATAAGTGATGATGGTACAGATTGGTTAAGTGTAACCAGTCTCATTTCCAACTTTAAACAACCTTTTGATGCTGATGCTATAGCTGTAAAATCTTCAAGAAATAAAAAGAGCAAGTGGTATGGTCTCACTCCTGAAGAAATTAAAGAAGCTTGGAAGGCTGAAGCAAATAGAGCAACAACACTAGGTACATGGTATCATAATTGTAGAGAAAATGATATTTGTTCTTTTCAAACGATGGAAAGACAAGGATCTACTATTCCTATTTTTAAACCAGTCGAAATTGACCACGTTAAACATTCACCAAACCAAAAACTTGTGGATGGTATTTATCCAGAGCACATGGTGTATTTGAAATCAGCAGGTATATGTGGACAATCAGATCTTGTAGAAGTGATTAATGGGGTGGTGCACATAACAGATTATAAAACTAATAAAGAAATTAAGCTTTCTGGATTTACAAATTGGGAAGGAGTGACACAAAAAATGCAGCCCCCTGTATCGCATTTAGATGATTGTCATTTAAATCACTATGCTTTACAGCTTAGTATGTATATGTTTATTATTCTTAAGCACAATCCTAAATTAAAGTTTGGAAGCTTAACAATACATCATATATTGTTTGAAGAAGTGGGACGAGATAAGTTTGACAATCCTATTACAGCTCTTGATACAAATGGTGATCCTATTGTTTTAGATATAGTGCAATACGATCTTCCCTATTTAAAACAAGAAGCAATATCTGTAATACATTGGCTAGAAGATAATCGTAACAAAATAAAACCTAAATACTAATGTGGTTTGAAGTAATTAAGTTGATTGTAACAATAGCACAGCATAAAAAAGAAACAGATCAAAAACAAAAGGAACGTGTTTCTAAAATGCTTTTGCAAATGTCTGAGCTTCTTGTAGAGACAGCAAAAGAATTAGCAACAGGTGTTTATCCACAAGGTAAGTGTGCTACAATGTGGGCTCTATCAGAAGACTTTTTAAATTATGTTCAAGATAAGGTGAATGAAGAAGAGTTTAAATTAATAAGTGAACTATTGCATTCATGTTCTCAATTAGAAAGAGAATATGCAGATAGAGAAAATCCACAAACTATAACAGATTTGTTTTTGGCTTCTGGACGATTACATAGCTTATCAATTTTATACGGAGTATGATAACACAAACAATACATGAGATACATAATCCTTTTGATGCATATGCAAGACAGCTTGGAGAATGTCTTGTTATGTTTATGTTTGGTGGTAGTGTAACCTCCAATCCACAATTTGTTGTACGTATATATGAAACAGGAATGATACGTACAGTGGATCAGAATGATTTAATTGTCTATGGTAATCCTACAGCAGGAGAAGATTTAGTTCCCCATATTCCTGCAGATTGGAAACCACATAGAGGAAGATGGGGCAAAGGAGCTGTAAGAAACATGGACTTTTTAAAAGAAAAAGAAAATGGCAAAGAAACCACTAACTAAAAAGTATTTAATTAAGCGAGGTGTTTGTTGTGGAAATGGATGTCAAAACTGTCCATACACACCTAAACATAAAAAAGGTTCCACTGAACTAGAAGTGGTTAAACTTTTAGATGAATGGCTTGATGATTATGAAGATGGACTAATAGAGTTAGGAAGTTCTGCACGTAAATGTTATATGAATAAAGATCATGAAATGATGGGTATTACAACATGGGTACATGATGATGAACTTAGAAGATACCATGTTCTTCGTGGATTAGGCAAACGTGTAGATAGAACAGTACAAAAAGGATAATATATGATTAGGTTATTTGATATACAGAATAATAAGGTGGTTCCTACAGAACATTGTTATACGCTTAAGTTTTTAAAAGATATTATGGATGAATTTCCAGAAGACTATTTAAAAATTTATTCGTATTTGTTTTATATGAGTTGTCCTAGCCCTGATGTAAATCCATTCTTTGATGTACCAGAACATGAAAAAGAAGAACTCATTCTTAAAGAAATTGATGCTGAGTTTTCGACTGATGAAGATCTTATTGTTAATGGTCTTAAGATGTGTAAGAAGTTGTACGAGACACCAACGTACAGAGCTTATGCTGGTATCAAAAGCATGCTGGATAGGCTTGCTAAATACATGGAGACAACAGAGATTGAGCATGGTAGAGATGGTAACATTACAGCACTTATTAATGCAGCATCAAAGTTTGAAGCAATACGTCAGAGCTTTAAAGGCACATTACGAGATTTGGAAGAAGAACAACAATCATCTGTAAGAGGTGGTCAAAACTTAGCATACGATCAGTAAACAATTAAACCCAAATACAAAAATGAAAAGACGAGTTTTATTTATTTTAAAGAGAAGAGAAGATTATGGTCAAGAACATCATTCTAATGAAGGCCTAACAACAGGATTGTACAATTCAGCAACATTTGTAAAAGATATGCTGGAAAAAAAAGGTGTTCCTTCAAAACTTGTTGTTGTTACAGATAACAACGATATTGATAGAGAGGTAACATTATTTAAAGCAACAGATGTAATTATTGAAGGATTGTGGGTAGTTCCTGAAAAGTTTGATGTATTAAAACAACTTCATCCAAGTGTAAATTGGATTATACGTATACATAGTAATTCTCCTTTCTTAGCTAACGAAGGTATTGCATTTAATTGGATTGCACAGTATACAACAAAATCTAAAGTGTTTGTTGCAACAAATGCTAATGCAATGAACAAAGAGTTAAAGTTTTATGTAAAAGGTAGATTTTCAATGACACCTGAAAAAGAAGAAAATAAAATTTTAGATCTACCAAACTACTACCCTGAAACATTTGAAAGAACAAAAAAAATAAATACGAAAGCTGAATATATTAATATAGGATGTTTTGGAGCTATTCGTCCATTAAAAAATCATATGGCTCAAGCAATAGCTGCTGTAAAATTTGCAGATAGTGTGGGTAAAAAACTACGCTTTCATATTAATACAGGAAGAATAGAACAAAATGGTCAAGCTGTTTATAATAATTTAAAATCATTTTTTAATAATTTAAATGAAAAAGGGCATGAACTTGTTGAGCATCCATGGATGCTAAGAGAAGAATTTTTACAACTATGTAGACAAATGGATATTGGCATGCAAGTCTCTTTTTCTGAAACATTTAATATTGTAGCTGCTGATTTAATAAGTCAAGGAGTTCCTGTAATTAGTACAAATGAAATTCCTTGGATGAGTAAAATGTTTGTTGCACCAGCTACTAATACAGATCAAATCGCCAAAATACTAAAAAGAACTTATAACCAAAGTTCAATTAATGTATATCTTAATAAAACTAAATTATTAAGTTATGTTAAAAGATCTAAAGACGTTTGGTTAAAGTTTTTTAAATAAATGTCCCTACAGGCCATAGGGTCGTAGTTCCTCTCACGCTACCCATAAGAACAGCGCCCCAGGAGAGCTAGATCGTAAGCTAGATGGGTTTGGCAACTTCCCCACTGACGAGAGAATAAGTTGCATATTGTAGGGTGGTGAAATAGGCAAACACGCCATCTTGTCTCGATGGTTTATGTCGCTAATTTGGTAAATAATTGCGATATAAATGTAGGTTCGACTCCTACCCCTACAGCAAATAGTTATGAAAAGAATATTAACAATATTATTATGTCTTCTATTTTCAATAATAGGATATTCTCAAAATGGTGGGCAATACTTTGAGAACAATGTTATTATTGTTAAGTTTATAGCCTATTCAAATGGAGAGTATATATTTTCTGTAATAAATAAACAAGAATGTACAGCTAGAATAAGAACAAAAGCTGATCAAGATCCTGCTGTTGATGTTGTAATAAATGCTGGAGATTCTGTATGGGTGAGTGTACCAAGACCACAAAACGTAGAAATATTATTTAGAGCAAAAGCCGAAACATTTTGTGTATCTAATCCTGATATGGGGTGGCTTGAAGTGAAATTAAACCTTGGAGTTTTAGATTTAACTATAACACCGTTTATTCATATTTATAGAGAATCAAACATTTATAAAGTTATATTAAAAAATAATATTTTAAAAAGTGAATTTCCCACTCCAGAAAATCAAATAGTTTTAATTTATGATGGTATTGGAAACAGACTTTTTTATCAAAAAAGTTTTGTTAGAAAACAATATGAAATTGACATATCTTCACATCTAAAACCAGGACTTAATTTTATAAGAGTGGTGATAGAAAATAGACAATACAGTAATTTTTTATTTAAAGTAGTAAAATAAATATTATGCAAGAAACACATCAACATTTAGAAACAGTTAATGTTGGCAATGGATTTATGTTTAATTGGGTGTTTCACTATAATCCTTTCACTGAAGTATGGAACGCTATTCCTAGAGATTTTTATACAGAATATTGGAGCGATAGTGAAAATCTTAGAGTGTTAAAAAGTAGAAATATTTCTGATTTAAAAGATATTCTTTATAAAGCTCATGGGGATGAAGAAATAATAAAAGAGATTTTAAATGGATAGTATTTATAAGGAAGTTCCTACATACAAAGATGGAATATGGACTACAACTATGTTTGCTACTCGTGAAGAGTTTAAAGACTTTCTTGTGCCCTTATTTAAGGAACCTGGTAAATATCACTTTAATGAAACAAGTTTAATATTTAATGCAGAAGCTCGTAAGTTTCAAAAGCAAAAGTATTACTGTGATGCTCCAATTAAAACTAAAGATTTTATAACTTATTGGGATGATCAAAAAGCCAAATGTCGTAACGGTATTATTGTACATTCTAAAGGTAGCACTTGGTATATCACTCGTGATTATTATATGTGGCTTAATTTTCTTCCTATTTATGATAAGGAAGAAAAGCGCTTTGATTTTGCAAAAGTTAGGGATGCGCAATACCACATGGCTCTATACGAACACTTAGCAGAGCTACATTATAAACATGCAATTATATTAAAGAAACGTCAGATAGCTAGTTCATATTTTCATATGGCTAAGCTTCTTAATCAATATTGGTTTGAAGAGGGAGCTGTATTAAAGATAGGAGCAAGTCTTAAAGACTACATTAATGAAAAAGGTTCTTGGAAGTTTCTTAATGAATATAAGAACTTTCTTAATGAACATACAGCATGGTATAGACCAGCTGAACCTGAGAAGGTGGGAGCTTGGCAACAGCAAATTAAAGTGAGGATTAATGGTAGAGATACTTACAAGGGTAATAAATCTACTATTAATCTTTATTCATTTGAGAAAGATCCTACACATGGTGTGGGTGGACCTGTTACGTATTTCTTTCATGAAGAAGCTGGTATTGCTCCTAAGATGGATGACACTTATGGGTTTATGAAACCAGCTCTTAAATCAGGTCACATTATTACAGGACAATTTATTGCAGCTGGATCAGTGGGTGATCTTGATCAATGCGAACCTCTTAAAGAATACATTCTTCAACCAGATGAGAATGGGTTCTATGGTGTAGAAACTAACCTAGTAGATAGTGATGGTACAATAGGTGTGACAGGACTTTTTATTCCTGAGCAATGGAGCATGCCTCCGTATATAGATGAGTATGGCAATTCTAAAGTGGAGGAAGCTCTTCAAGCTTTAGATGAAGAATTTCAAAAAGCTAAAAAGAAACTTAACCCAGAAGCTTATCAGCTTACAATATCTCAGCATCCTCGTAACATTGAAGAAGCTTTTGCTACAAGAAAGGTGAGTGTCTTTCCACCACATCTTGTATCTAAGCAAATGCAGAGGATTATGGATAAGGAGTATCCTGTAGAATATCTCAACCTATCGAGAAATGCTGAAGGAAAGATAATTGCTACAGGTTCAAACAAACTTCCAATATCTGAATTTCCCATATCTAAAAAAACTGAGGATAAAGAAGGAGTGATATGTGTTTATGAACGTCCTTGTAAAGATCCTACATTTGGAATGTATTATGCTAGTGTCGATCCTGTGGGAGAAGGTAAAACAACAACATCTGAGTCTTTGTGTTCTATATACATATATAAAAATCCTGTAGAGGTTATAACAGATGATGGTGAAGGAAAAGTAAAAAACACTATTGAGCGTGATAAGCTTGTGGCTAGTTGGTGTGGTAGATTTGATGACATTAATAAAACTCACGAGCGCTTAGAGATGATGATTGAATGGTATAATGCTTGGACATTAGTGGAAAATAACGTAGCTTTATTCATCCAGTACATGATTTCTAAAAAGAAACAACGTTATTTGGTTCCAAAAGATATGATATTATTTCTTAAAGACATAGGTGCTAATAGAAATGTATTTCAACAATATGGATGGAAAAACGTAGGAACAATATTTAAAGGTACTATTCTATCTTATGGAATTGAATTCTTACAAGAAGAGCTTGATCACGAAACCCTACCAGATGGTACAATTGTTAAGACAATATATGGCGTGGAGCGCATTCCAGATCCTATGCTTCTTAAAGAAATGCAAGCATATAGAGAGGGATTAAACGTGGATAGACTTGTAGCATTTTGTTCGCTAGTAGCTTTTGCAAAAGTGCAACAGTCTAATAGAGGTTACACTAAGCGTATAGAGACTAAGGAAAACTTGGAAAGTTCCCAAAAATTTAGTAAATTAAATTGGGGACCATTTAGACATATGGGTAAATCTCATGGTGGTAAAAATACCATGGCTGCACCTTCTAGAAGAGCTTTTAAAAACATAAGATAAAAAATGAACAGTCCCCTACATCTTAAGAAAATCGAGATTCTTACAAGACTTATAAAGGAAGAAGCTGTTACTCTGAAAGAAGCTTTACTTCTTTTAAAAGAAGAGGATCTTGACCAAGATAATTATGAATATTTATTAAATGATTCATCATATTGGACAAAAGATTTAACAAATCGTGTCATATATTTTGATAGAGATATTTCAAATTAGAAAAAATGCAAGTATATAATGCTCTTGATTTAAAAGGTGGTAAGAAAAGTGAGTATACCAAAATGGGTACTCTCACCCAACCTATTCAATTTATATCTGATAAAGAAAAGGATGATCAATGGCGTGCTTGGAACTTAGATTGGTTAGAATGGCAAGGACTAAAACAACTTAGGCGTAATGCGCGTAGGTTGATGAAAAACTACAAGCTTGCAAGAGGTATTATAGACAAAACAGATTATATTGTTGAAGAGGATAATGAAATGGCTGATTTGATTGACACTCTTACAAAAGAGGATGTGTCAGCATTTGAGCTTAAGTTCTATCCTATTATTCCTAGTGTAGTGAATGTGCTTTGTAATGAGTTTTCAAAGCGTAGTTCACGTATTATGTTTAAAGCTGTTGATGACATTTCTTATAATGAAATGTTAGAAGCTAAACGACAAATGATTGAAGAAGTTCTTCTTGAGGATGTAAAAAGGAAAACTATTTTTACAAAAATGAATGCTGGTATTGAAGTTTCTGAAGAAGAAAGACAACAAGCATCAGATCCAGAAGCTTTAAAAAGACTTCCTGAAATAGAAGGATTTTTTAGAAAAGATTACCGTTCAATGATTGAGCAATGGGCTACGCACCAAATGGCTAATGATGAAGAAAGATTTAAAATGCAAGAACTTGAGGAGCGTGGATTTAGAGATATGCTTATTACAGATAGAGAGTTTTGGCATTTTAGATTGATGGAAGATGATTATGAACTTGAACTTTGGAACCCTCTTCTTACATTTTATCATAAATCTCCTGATACAAGATATATATCCCAAGGTAATTGGGTAGGAAAAATTGATTTGATGTCTGTTGCTGATGTAATAGATAAGTATGGTTGGATGATGAATCAAGAACAAATGGAAGCTCTTGAAGCCATCTATCCTATTCGTTCTGCTGGATATATCATTCCAGGTATGCAGAATGATGGATCATATTATGATGCTACAAAATCTCATGAGTGGAATACGCATATGCCAAGTCTTGGGTATAGACAATTTATGTCTTTGTATGATAGTAGATTTTTTGGTCAAGGAGATATCATACATATGATACTTTCTGATTCAGAAGACTTTGCTGATTTTGGTCAAAACTATCTTCTTCGTGTTTCTACAATATATTGGAAATCACAACGTAAGGTGGGCCATCTTACAAAAATTACTGATGAAGGAGAAATTATACAAGATATTATTTCTGAAGATTATAAAATAACAGATAAACCTGTTTATAATACAAATGTTTACAAACAAAAATCAAAAGAAAATTTAATATTTGGAGAGCATGTAGATTGGATATGGATTAATGAAGTTTGGGGTGGTATAAAAATTGGTCCAAATCGTCCAGCGTTTTGGGGTATGAATAACATGGGTGGTATTAATCCTATTTATATAGGTATGAATGGTGGTAAACCTGGTAGAGTGCCATTCCAATTTAAAGGAGATGAAACTCTTTATGGATGTAAACTTCCTGTAGAGGGGGCTGTGTTCGGTGATCGCAATACGCGATCAATAAGTCTTGTAGACTTAATGAAGCCATATCAGATTGGGTATAACATTGTAAATAACCAAATTGCTGATATCCTTGTAGATGAATTAGGTACAGTGATTATGCTTGACCAAAATGCTCTTCCTCGTCACTCTCTTGGAGAAGATTGGGGTAAGAATAATTTGGCTAAGGCATATGTAGCAATGAAGAATTTCCAAATGCTTCCTCTGGATACTAGTATCACTAATACAGAGAATGCTCTTAATTTTCAGCATTATCAAGTGTTAAACTTAGAGCAAACACAACGTTTGATGTCTAGGATACAGCTTGCTAACTATTTTAAACAACAAGCTTTTGAAGTGATAGGATTAAATCCACAACGTATGGGTCAACCTATTGCACAACAACAAACAGCTACTGGTATAGAACAAGCAATGAGTGCTAGTTATGCTCAAACAGAACAGTATTTTACACAACATAGTGATAATTTAATGCCTCGTGTACATCAAATGCGTACAGATCTTGCACAATATTATCATTCTAAGAAACCAAGTTTACGTTTACAATATATCACTACAGCTGATGAAAAAGTAAACTTTCAAATAAATGGTTCAGAACTACTGCTTAGGGATTTAAATATTTATTGCACAACAAAAACAAATACACGTGCTGTAATGGAACAACTAAAACAGTTGGCTATACAAAACAATACAACAGGTGCTTCTATTTATGATCTTGGTAATATTATTAAATCTGAATCTATAGCAGAACTTACAGGAGTTCTTAAAGCTGCTGAACAAAAAACAATGGATGCTAAACGCTCTGAACAAGAACATCAACAAAAGATGCAGCAAGAAATGTTGGCAGCACAAGAAAAAGAAAAGCAAATGGAAATGCAATTTAAAGCAGAGCAAGCAGATCTTGATAGACAAAATAATATTATTGTTTCAGAAATTCGTTCAGCTGGTTTTGGTTCTCAATCAGATATAAATCAAAATTTACAATCTGATTATCTTGATGCTATGGAAAGGATTGAAGATGAACAACGATACAACGATCAAATGAATTTAAAAAGAGAATCTGAAATAGTAAGAAAAGAACAAGGGGAACAAAAATTAAATATAGAAAGACAAAAGCTACAAACACAACGTGAAATAGCAGATAAGCAATTGCAAATAGCTAAAGAAAATAAGAATAAATACGATGTTAAAAAATCTTCTGAAAAGAAGAAATAAAATTATAGCTCTATTATCCATTGCTTTGTTCTTTTAAAATATGCATATTTAAATTTTTAAAATTTATTTTGTATATTTTAAATGTAGATATTACTAATATAAAAACCAACAAACATGAGTGAGAATCAATCAAATGTACAGACATCTGTAGAACAAGTAGATGTAGATATTGATAATTGGTTAGGAACCCCTGGTGCTGATAGTATACTAACACCATCTTCAGAACAAGTTGAAGACATTAAACCAAATATCTTTTCAAGTAAAAAACAAGATCTTAGTTTTTTAGATAAAGAAGATTCTGAAGATGGAGAAACATCTGAAGAAGAAAAAGAAAAAGCTAAAGAAGTTTTTAAAGAACTAGACAAAGAATTTTTAGATCAACCAGAAGAAGAACAAAAATCTAAAAGTGGTAGACCTAAAACAGATAGATCAGGTTTAGTTCAGTTTTTGAAAAAACGTATTGAATCAAACGAAATGTTTGCGTTTGATGATTACGATGAAAACAAAGAATCATTAGATGATTACTTAGCAAAACTTGGAGATAAAGATATTGATGAGCTTTGGAAAGCAAATATAGATAATATGAAGCAAGAGGTGGCTTCTCAAACACCTCAACAGTTCTTTGAGTCTCTTCCTGAAGAGTTGCAATATGCAGCTAAGTATGTAGCCGATGGTGGTCAAGATCTTAAAGGATTATTTCAAGCATTAGCTCAAACAGAAGAAATTAGATCTTTAAATCCTGTAGATGATAATGATCAAGAAATGATCATTCGCTCTTATCTTCAAGCTACGCAATTTGGTAATCCAGATGAAATTGAAGAAGAAATTGAAACTTGGAAAGATCTTGGAGTTCTTGAAAAGAAAGCAAAACAATTCAAGCCAAAGCTTGATATGATGCAAGAAGAAATTGTTCAAGCTCAACTTGCTGAACAAGAATACAGAAAGCAACAACAAGAACAAGCTGCACAATCATACATGCAAAATGTATTTGAAGCTCTTAGACCTGCTGAAATCAATGGTCTTAGACTTGATAAAAAAACACAAGCTCTTTTATATACAGGACTTGTTCAACCTCAATATCCTTCTATCAATGGTCGTCCTACAAATCTTTTAGGACATCTTTTAGAGAGATATCAGTTTATTGAACCAAACTATCCTCTTATTGCTGAAGCTCTTTGGTTACTTTCTGATCCTGATTCATATAAAAATGAACTTAAGAAACAAGGTAAAAATGCTGCTGTTGAGCAAACAGTTAGACAGTTAAAAACAGAACAATCTAGAAAGAATGCTTCAACATACTATGAAGAAGAAGAACAAAGACCAAGAAAAATCGCTAAACCGCAAAATATTTTTAAACGTTAATTTAAATTCTAAACCCTAAAAAACAGAAAAATGAGTACTCCAGTTTTAAACAATGGTATTTTTCTACGTGACACGCAGTATCACACTAGCTCTCACGTAGACTCTTACCACCTGGTGAACATGTTGAAGAGTGCAGAGCCTACTGACTTAGGTCCTGTTGACCTTTGGGCTATGGCTCAAAAGGTTGAAATGCCTCTTTATCAAATGTCCAGCTTTGGTGGTAAAAACGTTATCATGGTAGATAACGCACGTGGTGAATACAAGTGGCAAATTCCTGTTGCACAAGATCTTCCTTACATTGTAGAAGATATTGAAGCAGAGAATGCAACCAAAGGTATTGATGGTCAAACATTTAAAATCAAGTTAAACAGACGTATGTTTGGACATGGTGATATCATCACTTATGACAAATATAACGGTGTGGAAATGTACATCACAGCTGATGATGTTATTCCTACTAACGATGGTTTTGTTTACACAGTACAGCTTGTAAACAACGACAACACTAAATATTTGGATAACAAATATTTGAAAGTTGGTACAAAGGTATTTCGTAAAGGTAGTGCTCGTGGAGAATATGGTGAGCGTTTCTCAGATTTGGGAGATGTTCGTGCAGGTTTCCGTGAGTTCTATAACTATGTAGGTGGTGCTGAAGCTCACGTACACTATTCTATTTCTTCTCGTGCTGATCTTATGATGAAAGGTGGTATGAAAGCTGATGGAACTGTACCTGTAA